AAAAATTTTTTTTTTTAAATTTTAATTTTTTTTGGTTATTTTAAATTATATAGAAAAGAAAAGCAGGGTCACTGCAGTCTAGACTAAAAACATGCTGAAAAGTGCGTCGTAGGAAAGAATTTCTCGTCGTTTTTAGCTTGTTGAAAGTCAAAACTAAAAAGATTTTGCTGGATATCTTGCGGGGTTGGGAAGTGCGAGAGATCCAAGTTGGAGAAGTCAAGTCCTGTGTAGGCGTAGTAACGAGTGAGCCAGGTTTCAGAGAGAGTGAAGCCTTGGGATGCGTAGTACTCGAAGACGTCTTTGCAGATGCGATAAACGCGCTTGTCAGTGTAGAACGAGGCGTATGCGATGCCGACAGCGATGCTCATTGAGATGGATTCCGAAATGCGTCGTGCCTTGGTATGGTAGAGGTTAGAGAGTAGTTCGACTGTGTCACGAACGGGGATGCCGTTGTTATTGACGTAGCCTAGTACTTTCGCACCTTGAGGTCCGTTTTTGATGTCGGACTTTTCAGGTTTGACGGTGGAACCAAAGAGTTGGTTGTCGATGCGGGAATACTCGGTAAGGAAAGCTTGGTGTTCGTTGGGTGGTACGATCACAGCGAGCTGTGTGATGATGTCATCACCTTGTCCTTTTCGTAGGAGTATTTGTTCAAGTTGGTAGCCCATGTGCAGCAGTACGCAGGTATCAGTGATAGCGAAGTAGACGGTGTCGTAGAGTTGAACGTTGTAGATGCCAGATGGCATGCCAGCGAATCTGCGACGGTAGAGTTTACCATCAGGGGTTGCGGTTGGTGTGTTGCGGAATGAATAGCATAGGTAGCGGTAGAGGCGACGGAGGCGGTCGGCCTTTGTTTGGGACCATTGCCGTTCGGAGGGATATACGTGTGTGGGGAGGTAGCCGTGATCAAAGTCAATGAATGTGTAAAACATTTCGTCGATGTCATCCTGGATTGAGAAGTAGTAGTACTTGTCGAAGCGAGATTTGTCGAGCATAATGATGCTGAACTTGATGTGTTGGCGGAAGAGAAGGTAGTTGAGGCGGAGCCAGCCACCTAAGTTGGTTTCGAATTTCCATAACATCGGGGAAGTGATTGGGTCAGATGATTTCAGCCAGGCGAGGTAGGGCCAGAGAAACATGATCCATGCGATGTTGGGGGGTCGGGGAAATCCAGAGACGGAACGTATCTTGAGAGGATCACCTATTTTGGTGACCGATGTGCGGTTGTGGAGTTGGATGTGCCAGAGATACTTATCGAATTGTGCGCCATGTTTGATTTCGTGAAGAAAGCGGCGGGATTCGTTGAAAACGAGGGTTTTCATGTTGCCAAAAGTGTAGATGTTTCCATGTTCGCGGCGAGGTGCTTGCGAGCGGAAGTGTTCTTCGGTGGTAAATGGTGCTTCAGCGTTTGAGGCCCATTCGAAGTTGTATTGGTACTGAACGTCGGAAAAGTGGACAGGGCGGTAGGTCTGCGGGGGTTTGAAGCGGTCGTAGACGTAGTTGAGTGCCTTGTAGTAAGTAGCGTCCTTGTTGATGTGTTGGTACGGAACGTTGCCTTCGTGAAAGTCAGCGTAGACGATGTCTAGTTGAGAGGGATCGGAGCGTTGCATGTTAAGAATTTCTTCGATCTCATATGTGTAGAGATGTTTGGCCATTGCGTGTAGAACGGTCTTTTTGTGAAATTCGATGCCGGGGTCGGATCGTGTGTGAGGCTGTTGAGGTTCGATGGTACGGGTAAGGAGCTCGTAGTTTTCGAGAACAGAAAGGTTTTGGAACTGGAGTGTAAGTTGATCCATGGTGAGGGAGGTTACAATTGATGTGAGGAGCAGAAAAATTCGCGGTAGGTATGACGAAGATGAA